CGATGGATTTGCTCCCATTTAGGGCCTCCGTTTTGATGAATTATTTGGTTGTTTGCTAACCTTTTCATCCACAGGCTTCGATGGTGTGTCCTTTCGAAAACGGTGCGGGACAGGGTTTTCATCTTCCATCACATGACCAATACCAAAGATTCCTTTGCTTATGGTTGAGATGTTAGTTGTCATACACGTTGTCCTCCGTTATCGAGTTGACTACTGATCAAACTGCGAAGATCGGTGTTTTGCGATGGGGGAGTGCCAACCGAAGTTGGATTACCGGAAACGCTCACTGAAGCTCCTTTGGCTTTTTGAGCCTCTTGGTGGGCATTCAGTGCCAACTGAGTGTCGGCTTGTGCGGATTCTCGGGTATCCACTGCAGCAGCAGTCTTCCCATTAATTAAAGTAGCTTTATCATAAGCGTCTTTCAAGGAAATATCAACACCTCTTTTAGCCGACATTTCAATGATATCTGCCATATCTTCCCTTACATCATTAAAATAAGGGTAATTTGTAGCGTCAACAGCCAACCCTTCGACTGCTGCTATAACTTGATTTTGTCGTTCCTGGGCAACTTGTTGCTCACGCTGACGTTGTTCATTCATATACTCGTTGACAGGTGCCATACGAGCATCAAGTGCACGATCAAAGTCGCTCTGCTGTTTGATTTCCGGTGACATTTCTCCACCAGAAAGAAGAGCATCAAGGGCATTAACATCAATACCAAAGTTTTGAATAATCTTGGCAACGATTTGTGCCTTGGTTGCAACATTCCCACTGGTCAATGCTCGTTCCACGTTCAGAAGACCACTGACTGCCTGCATCGGATTTCCACCATAATTGGCTTGAATCATGTCCATGTGTGGTTGAAGAACCTCTGACACCTCACTGACACGTTTACGATCTAAGGCAGTGTCATTAAGAACCTGCTGAGTTTGCAACTCTCTGCGAGTAATCTCCTCTCTCGCTTTAGGTGGGAGATCGTTCCACAACTCCTTAGCATCTCCTTTCCAGGAAGCAGGGGCATTGACAAGTTTCTTTTCAGGTACAGGTGTTCGATCTTCAGCGTCAACAGGAGCATTTTCAGCAGGCACTTTGTCGAGTGTTTCACCAACAACCTCCTCAATACTTTTTGGCTTATCTCCCGAAGGAGCGTCCACACCCTTGGAAGGGTCATCGGCAACGGGTGTGGACGCATCCTGAGATGCTGTGGTCTCAGGAGTTTGTTGATCCGATGTTTCAATATTTGTTTCAGTCGGAGTCTCAACAGGTGTGGACTCAACAACTGGTGTTTCTACAGCTACAGCAGCATCTACTTCATCTGCAGCAGCTTCTAAAGATTCTCTTAAACTATCACCCATGGTTCACCCCTCCGGTTATTTGTTATATACTTGTCGCACTAACTCTTCTCTGATAGCAGCCCTATCAGGTTTATACTCTTCTACCGCATGTTTCGGTGGAAGTCCCTCTAATTCTCTTGTTGGAACAACACCATGATCTTGACAGTGTTGTCTGTAGGCTTTTCTGCCCGAAACAACAGTACCATCGAGTGGTGAAACAAAAGATTTATAATCTTCGAGTACCATCGCACTACGACCATAAGTTGTTGGCTTTTTGTTCAACGGTTCAACACCAGGGGGGAAATGTCCCTCCTGGTACAGCTTTTTATCATCACCAAAGACGAATCTGGTTCTCATTACTCTCTCCCTTCCACAGGTTTACTGTTACTCAACATCATGTCGGTTTGCTTCTTGATAGCATCCATCATGTTCTGTTGCTTCTTGTTCTGCAGTTCCATATTATCCATCATTGCCTGATGGCGAAGGTCCATCTCATGAAGTTTTTGTTTGTATTGAATTTCTTCTTGCTTTTTGGCAGAATCCATTTGGGCAGACTGTTGCTTGTTCTGCATATCCATCTGAGACTTCTGTTGTTCCATTTGCATCTTGATCTGCTCAGGTGTAGGAGGTGGAGGCTGATTCTTAGCCTGTTCTTCCTTCTGCTTGGCCTCAGCCATCATTTTTTCAATGGTTTGATCAATCATACCTTCTAACTCAGATGCACCTTTAAAGCCTGATATGGTGAATTTAAGAGTATTCATCATGATTGGTGCAAAACCTGGTTGAGCTTGCATCATTGAAGCTGCAGATTGCATGAAGGTGGCAACAGCATTAATAAACTCAACCTTCTCTTGCTTGAGCATTTGTTGATCTGCCATGGCAAGAGAGTCAGCTTGTACCTTTACTCTCCACTGAAACTTCTCGTACTCACCTTTGATGAGTTCTACTGCTTGACCCATCAATGGCTGATTCTGTGCATCGAGATAATATTTGAAGTTCGATTGTTCTATGATTTGAGCAGGAGTGAAATGCTTACAGATGATCTCTGCTTTCATGTTCAAAATTTCTTGAGCAAAGAGTGCGATTTCATCTTGTTGTTTCTGGATTCGAACTGATGCGAACTGAGCTTTGATTTGTTGAGCACCGAGTGTTTCAGATGCCTTGGTGTTACCACGAACAATGTCGGAAATACCAGTGAGTTCATAAATCTGACCTTTGATGTCTTCCCTGGCCTGGCGAAGTTTCTCAAGTGCCTGAATGACCTCATTGAGAGGAATCCAATCTATAACACCTTTGATACCACCTTTTTCAGAGAACATTGCCCAATTTTCTACAGGAATAAGAGTATTATCCTCACCCTCTTCCAACATTCTACCAATCGATTTACTAGCAGATGAATCATAAACACCAACAACTTTACATGCCTTAACAAGCATTGAAATGCGGTTATTCACCTCATCTAACTCACCGTACTGATCCTGAAGCATAGCATAATCAGATTTAGGGATAACATTAGACGTAGTTTGGGTGGCGAATATTGGTCTCGGACAAGGGTCGAATGCGTCAAGACCAAGTGGGTCCTCTTTGACATCGAGTAACTTAGGGTAACCTTTGGTGATCCAAATAACTTCTTTTTTAACTCTGTCCCAAAGCTCATAAACAATAGCCTTTTCAACAATATTGTTTTCAGGAGAATCGTCATCATCCTCTTTGGCATTGTAGTCAAGTGAAATCTTTGCACCAACTTCCTCACCAAAACGCTCTGTGAGGTCATCACGACCCATGTAGACTTTTCGTCCAACCCATCGTCTTTCTTCGTATGTGCGACATGGTGAAATGAGGAAATCATTCCAATGAACATAATCAATGCAAACTTCCTGTCCGGTTATCTGCTCAAAAGTTGACGCTTCTTGGATCACTTCACCCGTGAGCTCATCAGTAATTTCCTCAAGAGTCATCTCTTCGGTTTCAGTTTCAAGGCGTAACCATGCATGGCCCCAACCAGGAACAAGGCGGTCCGTAATCGCATATTTCATAACCTGAGCGAAGTTACAGTTTTCATCCTCCATATCCTGCATCACAGAGTTCTGAATCATCATGGAGGCTACTCGGGCAACATCATCCATGTTCTGCCCAAAACGTCGCTCAACCGATACTTTAGGGATATTAGCAAACAAGGATGACTGCATGATGCCAATGTTCGTCCAAAACACATTGAACTTTTTAACACCTGAATCATTGTCTTTACGCTCGTCTTTGTAACGCTCGTAAACTGTGTTACCACCTTTAATAAAGTCCTCAAGCTCTTTCTCAGCCATGTTAACTTCAGTTATCCATCGCTTGTATTTTTTCGCAGGGGATGTGTCGGAATCTTCCAATGATTGCAATTTGTTTGTGTCAGCCATGTTATACCCTTGCTACTCTTTGTTTAGGTTGAGAACCCCACAATTCTTCCAAACACATCTCTTGTGTAGTCTTCAGAGGTTCATGCATTACAGGTGCATTTGGTATACTTATAACAGAAAGTCGCCTACCTATCAAGGATAGTGTATCGACACCGTCATCCACGCCCTGCCCTGTAGCGTTGGGAAACAGGATAATCTCAGTGGTGAGCCACTTTGCCCATGGTGCATCCGCAGGCATGAATATGAGTCCTCGTTTATACATACCTCGTAACGCAGCTGCCCTAGTTTCCTTATCTTGCCCACGCATGGGCATAGGTTTCCAGTTAACCGGTGTACCAGTATTACGAGCTTCACTTGCAACAAGATGTACAAAGACCTTAGACGCATTATCATCATCGATTAACCACTCCACAGGTTTGTAGATTTTAGCAAGAGCAACAAGGTTCTTACTAGATTCATTAGGGTCAACTCTGTCACGTACCATCTCAATAATATCACAACTACCATCAGATGCAACAGCAAGTATTGCATGAACTGTGTAATCACCTGTATTGACCGATAATGCAATATCCGTCATACCGTATAGAACAGTGTTAGATGTGATCGTAGGGCTAGGCCTGAAGCGAATATCCTCGGTGTTTGCCCAGGCACCATCATCTGCAGGTGGCTCCTGCTGATACATTGTACGCCAGATGAAGTCATCACGCTTGAAGGTTCTCACCATCTGTGCTGTGTACCACTCAGGCCACAGACGATCACCCTCTAGCCGACCAAGTGGATCAACAGCTGAATCCAAACACTCCATCTTGATATTTAACACTTTCAGTCTGCGTATCGGGTCTGCCTTATGCTGATCGATTATGTGACCGGCAAGGTCGTTACGGGCCAGACGCTGACAGATGAGCACAGTCTTGGCACCAGGCTTGAGCCGTGAGGTGTAATCCGTATCGTACCAATCATGAATCTTTTTCAGCTGAGTGAGACTGTTCGCCTGCTCCCAACCAGATATCGGATCATCGATTACACCAAGGTCGCAACGTCTACCAAGAGCAGCACCTCCAACACCAACACCAAAGAACCCACCACCCTGTGTGGTCTCCCACTCAGCAGCTGCCCTGGTATCGGGTGATAGCTTCACACCATCGGACGCAGCATCGAATGTAGGACTGTTTATGATGTTCCTCACCTTCTTACCCCATCGCTCCATCAAGGGGAAACTATGTGAGGCACCAAGGATAACCTTGTCGGGATATTTACCAATGAAGTATGCAGGTAGTGCGATTGATGCGTAGGTGCTCTTAGCGGAGCCTGGTGGGGTGTTTATGATCAGATCGTCATAGTCATCAGCAAGTAACCTATCGATCTCGTAGCAGATGACCTTGTGGTGCAGTGCAGGGATTACTTCAAGAAACTCTTCAGCGAAGGTGGCAAGCGTGCTGAATGAACGCTTCCTCCGATCAAGCTCCTTGAGGATTTTATCCATCTGAGGATTAGATGTCATTTAGTACTAATCCTATCAACTCGTTGGTTGAGAATATGAAGGTAATGGTACATTGTAAAAAGTTGGTTTAATAATAAATCCCTATCTTTTCTATCAATCGCTACACAAGCAGGAGAGTCAAGAAATAACTCCAACTTTTCAACCTTATCTTGTAATTCATTCTTCTCATCAATTAATCGCTCTTCCCATGTTTCACTCATCGCTCATCTCCATTAAGGTTAAATGTTTTCAGTCGAATTAGAGGTCATCCCCATCCTCCCCTAGACCAACACTGTCAGGGTCGATCCCTGCCTGCTCTATGTACATCTTCTTGAGGTCATCGCTTGATAGAGTCTTGAGCTTGTTGTCATCGAGACCATTAGAAGTAAGCTCGACATGCTTGTTGTTACCGTACTTCTTCTTGTTCCAACTCCCGGCTTTATACTTCAGCACCTCAAAGTTAAACTTCTGCTGATCAACTGCCATACCATCGTTCGTCATCTTATCGATGAGGTGGTCCATCTTATCCACCAGTATCTCAGCTGCAATCTCTTGAGCTTCACAGTACCGTTGATGTCTAAGCGGATTCTTCTTTATCCATCGAAGGAACCGAGCATAGTCAATATTCCTCGGATCGTTGCTGAGGATACTGGTCATAGGTGTTCCCGAAGCGATGTAGTCGAGGGCATACTCGAAGATGTGAGTGTACGTCATCTCACGCAGCTCCATCTCCGCTTTGCTTGTAGGGAACCTCGGCACTTTGGCAAGCGAGGTTGATATATCTAGTTCTTCAGGATTATTCATTTATTCACCACCAACCACATCATAATCGTCTGAGGATACGGTTGGATTGGTTGGTGCCGGTTTATCACACAACCATTCATCAGGTGATTCAAGATATACAGGGTCAACATCTTCGATAACAGCAAGTGCCAATATCATACCATTAGCCATACCGAACATGTAAGGGTCATAGTTCCAATTACCATCACTTAATTGAGTTTTGATAAGGTCTTTGAGTTGTTCAGTTCTTTTCATAATTTGTCACCCTTCCGAGGTTTATTGAGGCGTAGTATACTATATAATGTACTGTAACCGATCTGTTGAATGGTGTCAATTTCCCTTTAAGAGAGGTGAGGTGGTGGGGATGCTGCACAGTGGAGTATGGCACTAGAATATAATTAGTGCAGACATTAGG